CCTTGTCCGCCATTACTTTTTCTTCTCGTACTCTTCTCGGGTCTGCCAGTCCTCTTTGCCCCAGCGAGTTAGCTTGTTTTTGCTGGACTTTTTGCCTTCGTAGCGACCGCCCGCTTCCTTGTAGTACTTGACTGCAAGTTGCATGGCACGAGCGCTATGACCGCCCATCTTTTTACGGGCTTTCGCCTTTGCCGCAGCCCACTTTTTGGGGTCGCGTTTTTTGGCTGTTCCTTCTTCCTTAGCCATCAGCCGATTTCTTCAATCGGAGGGCTGAACAAGCGACGCTGGTCCTGCATGCGGAACCACTCATCCAACAGAGGACGCTCGTCATCACCGCCAATCAACCGAATCATCAGCTGACGGCGATTAGGACGATCTTCTTCGGCAAAAGCAGTGACTTGATCACGGTCAACGCCCATGCGCTCACCAGCCATCCGTTCTTTTTGTCCGCCAAGTCCTTTAAGTACTTGTCCGACAAGGCCCCCAACAAGACCACTTTCGAGGCCTTTTTCTAGGAGACCGCCAATCTTCTCGACGTTGCTAAAACTTTTTTCGCCGAGCTTATCGACGTTGCCTTTGACCAGATCGAGATAAGCCGCTAACCCACCCATTAGTAAAGAACCGTGGCGTCCACGGTCGAAGTTCCGCTGATCGAGACAAGAGCCAGAGGCAAAATCTCTGGGCTGTTTGCGGAAACAAAACCAGAGAGCGTAACGAAGCTGGAAGCTTGATCCGCGAATTGGCAGACAAGCTGCTGGTTATCGCCCGTGGCGTTTACGTAAACGGCACGACCGTTGGGGAAATTCGAAGAAGTCCCGGCTTCGACCGAATGACCACTGACGTAAGGAAGAAACGCCGATTGGCCGTAGATACTGCCTAGCGCTCGTACGTCAGACATCTTTACTCAAGGCTCTGAATAAGTTTAGCAAGATATTCCTGCGCCTTCCTTAAATCCTCAATGCCGTTCTTATCCTTCCAGCGCCACAGATATTTCCAGATATTCCCTACCAGGAAACCTTTGTAGCCTTCTGTGCCGCATGAAGCTTCAATAAGGTCATAGCACTCAAGACCGTTTTTGTTGTAGTAGTCCGGTCTTACAGCGTCAGTCACAGGGGTTGTACCAGTAGACGGTTCCGTTTTGGGATTCTATATGGCGTCTGAGACGGTCAGCATCGTGCTTGTTCAACGTCTCACATTTCCGAAAACCGTCGATGACAAAGCAAATATTGACACGATTTGCACCTCGGCTAATCACGGGTAGCTAGGTGAAAAATATGATCTGAGTCTAGGAGCTTCGTGCCATTGGAGGCAAGCGCAGACGAGTACTTGGATCCGTAGTGCTCAATAAGAGCACAGTCGACTACTTCAAACAAATCATCTTTAGCGCGGATCGGAACACACCTTTTGTGTTGGTATCCCTCCGGCACCTGCTCAAACGCTGTACCCATCGAACTCCTATCGGCAATAGGCCACCCTCGGTAACCGACAACTGCCACGCTGAGGTTGTGGTCGAAACTCGCAGATCGGATATAGGTATTCGCTTCGTGCCAATCGAGAATCATGGCTCCGTAGTAGGGGTTCGAGCACTGCGAGAAGAAGTGAATCTCGTGGTCAACAATCAAGCGTGCTTCAACCGGAAAGTCGATGTCACCCCAGATCTTGCGTGTTCTTCCTCCGAGGGGATGTCTCTCCTGATTGTCGAAAGGGATCTTGGACCCTCGAAAGTTTTCGTACCTAACGAAACCGGGCACAAGTCCGTGCTGAGCTAAGCGAGGGCGCCACTTTCGGTAATAGTTGAAGTGGTGATTCTGTATTCCCATGTCATCTTCTTGATAAATAAAGTAATCGTATTGTTTGTTTAAAACGGCAGACGCTAGATCATTTTTATGCGCCCAGGTTAAATACCATCCTCCATACGCTGGGTCAGCAACGATAATGTTTATTTTGCAGTCAACGACGTCAAAAACCGTTTCAAGAGTTTTTACATCAGCTTGCGCTTCATAGTTAATGTAAAAATTCAGAGTGACGTCTGCGTCAAACGCCGCATAGTTTTCGGCAACTTTCAGCAGATTTTGAACTCGCTGCATCGGATTATGCGCAGCGACTGCTACCCAGAGTTTGACTGTCATCAGTATTCAATCGTGAACTGACCCCGACGCTGTAAGAAGGCGATCAGCCAGGTGTAAGCATCAAGCATGTCGTCGTGAGCCGTGCTACCGACGTTAATTAGCTGCTCGAATAAAGCATCAAACTTTCGATATTTATTGAAGATAATTTTTTTGTTCTCCAAGAGACCCAATGTCCCCCTGAACCGAGCAATCTTATCTCCCCTAAATCCCTTGACCTCGTGGATATGGAGGTTCATTAAATCCCTCTCTTGGATCAAGATCCGTTTTAAGTCAGCCGCCAAACTTGCTTGGTAAGCCACGGCTTCAACGACAAGTGTGACCGTAGAGTATGTCGCTGCGTAGGTATCGCCCTGCTGTTCGAGAACACCCCATTCGGTGAGTAGGTCGCAAAGTAAATCGATTTTTTCTAGGTTTCCGACTGACCGACACTGGTGTGCGTCAATGATGTAGTACTTGTCGCCGAGTCGACCGCCAAGAACAAAGGCTGTGTAATCAGAGGTTTCGTTCTTGCTCGCCGAGAGGTCGATGCCTACAGCGAGACTGTCGAACTCGGTGACCACTTCTCCTTTTACCAGCAGATCTGGAGAAACGATCAGGTCGGACGTCATGACCGGCTGTTGCTGATACTGGAAAGCAAAAGCAACAGGATCGAGTTCTTTCTGTTTTAAGAGGTAGTCAGTACTCCACTGCTCTGGCCAGTAGCTGACCGGATCGCCGTTATTTCCGTAGGTAATTGCTTCCTGTTGAACCTGTTTCCACCCCTTGGCAGGAGTGAACATTGTCTTGTGGATATCTAAAGGGTGGAATCGAGTTCCTAGGCAGATTGCTCTTCCTCCTTCAAAAATAATTGGTGCAATAACGGAGCTCCAGTTATTGTTCATTTCCTCCCGAATAGTCGGGTTTTTGATATCGGTGCTGGACTTAATCGGGTCATCCACGATCACCAGATGCGCACGCTTAGACGTAATAGAACCCCTAAGACCTGCAGCGCGGAGTGTGTACTCCTCATCACCAACACGAGGAATGCCAGCGTAGTCAAAATCGACCGACCAACCGATGTCAGACTGCATGCCGTGCTTGAGGCGACACTTCGGAAATACCTTTTTAAATTCCGAAGAGTCAATGATCTGACGGATAATCCGGCTTTTCGGAATGGCCGTCGCAATGTTGTACGAGCAATAAATGATCTGGAGCGGCCTTTGAGCTGTCGTGTGTTTACCGATGATCCACGCGGTGAACAAGTTGAGCACGGTCGACTTGGCCGACCCACGCGGTGCCAAAATGTCAAGATTTTCTCCGGCGATATCTAGCAAGTACTTATTTGACTCACCTGTGATCAAGTGCTCGTGCCACTCGAGCATGTGCCTTGCAGGCGCTTTGTCCAGCACCGTGCAGAACGTATGGAAATCCGCAGCGGCCTTAGAATAAATAGTATCTTGTGCGTCGACTACATCACTTGTTGCTTGCTGTGCACGTAAACGTGCGGCTCTTCGGTAAGCAAAAGACTCGCGACTGGGCATATTCGGTATTAAAGACTGTCGTTATACTGATGCTACCTCGGTTCAAATTCTGCGTGGCAAAAATCCTCTGGTACGGAGATGCGTGCTCGAACACTGGGTTTGGTCGAGTAACTCATAGTGTCTTAGATGCGCTGCATAAAGAACATGAAGTTCACGTAGTAGGTATTAATTACAACGGGGATCCTCACGAGTACCCGTATCCGATCTTCCCTGCAGCCAACGTGCATGTGCAGGATCGATTCGGCATTCCTCGACTCCCCGACATCCTCAACCGGGTCAAACCTGATTTCGTGATCGCTCTAAACGACGTGTGGGTGGTCAACCAGGTCTGGGAGCGGATCCAGTTTTTGAAAGACTCGATCGGCTTCAAGTTTCTGGCTTACATCCCCATCGACAGTCAGAGCTATCAGCCTGACATGTTCAAACATCTCCCACACTGGGATCTGGCGGTAACTTTCACGATTCCTTGCGCCAACCGAATCCTCGAAAACACGAAGGCTCCTCGCTTAGGCGTTTTACCTCATGGCGTCAGTCTCGATAAATTCTTCCCCCTCGATAAAAAAGCTTGTCGTGATGAGCTGGGGTTACCGCAGGACAAGTTCATCGTTTTCAACGGAAACAGGAACCAGCCCCGAAAACGTATTGACCTGACTCTCAAAGCATTTGCAGAGTTTGCAGTCGATAAACCCGACGCAATGCTCTACCTAAATATGGGAGGTAAAGATCTTGGATGGGACGTCAAAGGCCTGTTCAACCACGAAATGACTCGCCGTGGTCTTGACCCGAAATACCGTTTGGCAATGACGACTCCTAATGAAATCAACTACATGGCAGCTCCTCCTGATGAGATGCTCAACAAAATCTACAACGCGGTTGACGTTGGTATCAATACTGCCGATGGTGAGGGCTGGGGTCTTGTGAGCTTTGAACACGCTGCCTGTGCACGTCCGCAGATTGTTCCGAACCACACGGCATGTGCTGACATCTGGGAAGGCGCTGGTCTTCTTACTGATATTGCTACTTGGGTTCGAGATAAGGATCTGGGTGTCGAACGTGGTTTGGTTTCAGTCGACCATCTCAGCGAGCAACTGACCCAGCTCTACGCCGATCCGAAACTGTGCGAAGAAGTTGGTCAGAAGTGTTTCGCTGTCACCCAAAAGCCTGAGTACCGCTGGGAAAGCGTTGCTGCCGGCTTCACTGCCGCCATCGAGGAGCTGAGCAAATGAGCATTCAATTCGCACGATACGATCACGTACACAGAAGTGCTCTTCACCCCCTAACTGGGATTCCAGAGGAAGGCACGCCGAATGTCTATAAACAGGCCAAAGACCTAGGCGGAGAATTCACCCGTATTCTTTACGGTCTCCCTGACCACACGGCAGACTTCAGTCCTTCCATTTGCAAGTACAACAACCGCACTTTTATTGCGTGGAGAAGCCAACCAGAGCCTTTCGGTTTCCGCTGGGACAACAAATATTTTTACCTAAACGACAGACCGACCGAAGTCTGGCTTGGTGAGCTCATCAACGACAAAACAATCGTTGGAGCAAAAAGCGTACGTCGAAACAAGCACCGCTTGAGTCACGAAGATCCTCGTCTCTTTGTTGGCGGCGATAATTTGATGTACATCCAGATGGTGACCTCGGCTTACGCAAGTAAGTACGACTCACGCGATAGTGCTTTTAGCCAGGCAAAAGTTGCGGTAGCCCTTGTTGACGACTCAGGCTATGCCATATCAGCTGTTTATCCGCCGATCGGAAAGAACAGGGAAAAAGGAGCAACAGAAAAAAACTGGTGTTTCTTCGATAAAGGCGGAGAGTTGCATTGTCTTTATTCCACCCGCGACATTGTCATTGAGAAAGAAAGCAAGCCCGCAATAACGATTAAGTCGGACGTACTTAAGGAATCTTGCGGAGATCATGCGACTTTTAATTCCGTCGCACCGATTGATCTCGGAGACCAATACTTAGTCTTCTACCACTGGAAGCACATGGCTTTCGAGCCCAACGGAAGCTATTACCTTAAGTATTACCTCGGGGCGTACACGCTCGACAAAGAGCTGACGAAGATTACTTCGCTGACCACGGATCCTTTATTTACGGGATCCGTCAACGACGGGATGATCTGGTGGACTAACTATGCAGGGCAGAAAGTCTCGCGGCAACCTGCGCTTGTTCTACCGTTCGGGGCTTACGTCGAAAACGACGAGCTTGTTATGTCCTGCGGTGTCAACGATGCGTATATCGGAATCTTCCGAACTCACATCGCAAACATCCTTGGAAGGATGAAGCCCGTTTAGGACTTCTCTTCCTTCTCCATGATGCTCCAGACCATGAACGAAGAATCTTCGATCAGGTCTGAAATGGCGGGCTGATCCTCGAAGCAGTTCAACAATTCGCGGAGACAGCGATCAGCCCCTGCCAGCAGAAGACCACGGCGGTCAAGGCCATCCGAAATTGATCGGACAGCTTGGATATGCGAGCGAAGTTCTTTCTGCAGAACAGAAATTTTGGTGGCTGCAGTTGCGTGATCTAACGCCCCCTGCATGCACATATCCCGGACGTTCTGGATGTCCTGCTGCAGATCGGTGATCTCAATCAACAGGATTTTCCGAAGATCCTCTTTGGGATAACGCTCCTGGACAAAGGCAGTCAGATCCGAAATGCTGCCTTCGTAGCCAGGCCGGAGAAAACGAGCGTAGAGGTAAGCCTCAATATCACTCGTGGCGTTACGCGCATAAAAAAGAAAAGCCTCTTTTTGAGACTTTTCTAAGGAGTCCAGCCAGGAGCTGACCGTAGTGGAGTCGCCAATAGTTGCGTTCATTACGCAAAGCTAGCCCGGCCAGCCATGGCACGACTGAAACCTTGACGACGTAAGAAGTCTTCAGCGCGTGCTTTCGACTTGGTCAGCTCTATTTGACCCTGCACGCCAGCACGAGTGCGGGCAATATCACGCTCGAGAGCTTGGTCGAGAGCAATGCTTTCGAGATTAGCGGCAGCAACATTTTGAGCAAGTTGGTTCTGACCAGCCAAAGCAGTCGTAGCGGTCTGAGCAATCATCTCAGGCCGATAAGCTTCAGTTGCAAGCTTGAGCTGAGCTTCACCACGCTGGGCTTCGACTCCGGCGGATTGCAGACCAAGAGCCTCAGAGGCTTTAACTGCCGTGGCAGTCTGAGCTCGGTTCTGCGCATCTTTGATGATGCCGAGCTGACCTTGGGCTGCAAGCTCCATCTCGGAAGACGCGCCCTTGATAGCCTGAGCCTGCGCAGACAGGGAAGAAAGACTCGCTAGCTCAGTCCGTGCCCGGTCAGCAGCAACCTGACCTTGCAACCCGTAGAGAGTTGCGGCGTCAGCGGTGGGGTTGGTCTGTTGTCCACGGTTGCCGCTGATGGCTCCATAAAGAGCACCAGCGCCGGAAGCAACGCCGCCAATACCAGTGAGAACCGCGCCGATACCGGCACCTGTAACAGCCATGATCAGAGCACCTTCGGGATGTTGATGTCGCCGGTGTTCAGGATTTGAGCTCCGGAACGCAGGGCGTCAGCGGGATAGACGCTGCCGACCATCCGACCCATGCCCATAAGGATCTGGGTGTCGCGGTTGATCAGTGCGTTCTCCCGTGCCTGCCAGCTCTGCAGGACTTGCTTTTCGATCTCGCGCTTTGTTTTTTCGCGAGTCCGATCAGCAGCTGCCTGCTGGCTGATGGCGGATTGAACTAAGTAGTTCTGAAGATCGCGTTGCTGAGCCCGGCCGAGATATTCCTCTGAAGTGATCTTGTCGAAAAGATCGAAGATCTTTTGATCAAAAACATTTTGCTCCGGCGACGTAGAAATGTCGCGATCTCCACCAGGAAGAAGAGCGGATCCCGGAGGCAGAACCTGAGGCACAGGCTGAGGAACCGGCAATGGAGCTTCAGGCGCACCCGCCTTGGGCTTCAGGTCTTTAGTAAACCAGTCAATCGCTTTCTGTTCCGCCTCCTCAGGCGTTTTGTAGAACTGAGTCAGATCAAATTCTTTGGGCGTTAGGCTCTTTCTAACTCCCTCGCCGAGTGCGAAGGGAAGGCCACCCATCCCTGACAGATACCCTTTTAGTAATTCTTCTGGGGTCATGATCAGACAGGTGTTGACTGAACTTTGAGAGACTCAGCCATACCGTAATCGGGACGACCGAGAATGTTCTCGATGCTGGACTGCAAGAATCCCTTTGCCACGTCAGCGCGGCTCGAGACTTCCTGCCGACGGAGCTGGCCTTCCTGAGCAATGGTTTCTTGCTCAAGTCGTCCAGTGATTTCCGTCAGCAACTTTTCCATCTCAAACTTACGCAGATCGCCAACCAATTCCTGAGTGGCTTGCTGCGCGTAGTCGAAGACTTTGTAGGGATCGATCTGAGGCAGACCCAGTGCTCCGCGCCGGAAGTTAATCGCGTCAAACGCCTTGATGGTATTGGCGAGAGACTCGCGTGGAGGCAAGAAACGCGAACCTGCGTCGAGAGGAGAGCCTTGGCCAGACGCTCCTTCAAGAAGGCGCATCACGCCTTGACCTGCAACCTCTCCGCCTGCTGCGGTTAGAAATGGTACTAATCCTGCTGGGGCTGGCATCAAGTCACCTCCGGACGGTCATATGCGATCCCAGAGGGGATCTTCGGCTTATCAAATTTTAGCTGAGTTTGCATTGCAGGAACTCTTCCTTCGATTTGCATTTTCGAAGGATGAGCAACAGTCTGAGGGAAATTAGACCTCAGATAGCCATTAAGAAACTCGTTCGGATTCAGGTCAGGAGCGTCCTCACGAACGTCTCGTTCTGCTAGCTGACCACGGCGAGAGAGTGAGTTCATCAGCAAACGCTTTGGTACTCCTGGGAGGGAGGAATAGGACCGGAGGAAG